GGCCATCGCCTGCGTACCATTTGTGTCAAACCTCAACTGAGTACCGTTTCTGAAAATACGGTAACCATCATCGGCCCACGAGATCGTGTAACCATCGCCAAGCCTGATGTCGCCACTCGCAATTTCCAACTTTTTTGCGGGACTCGCAGTACCGATACCGACGTTGCCAGATTTCAGTGTTAGCGTCTGTACATATGACGCTTCTGGTGTGAAATAAAGTGCGCCATCGGCCGCACCGATGATGTACGCACCGGCAACGGATGTTGGATTGAACCGGAGGTACGGTTCTCCAGCCTTCAGTTCGAGGAGCCGGGCAGGACTCGCAGTACCAATACCGACGTTGCCGACATTAAATGCATAACTGCTGGCATAAAATGGCAAAGTTTGATAACCGGGTGTACCACTACGATTGAAACTTTGAATATAGTTGCCGTTTATTTCTATGTTGTTCGCAGTGCCGTTTGCGACATGGAGTTTCGCACTAGGACTCGCAGTACCGATACCGACGTTGCCGTTGTCAAGAATACGAAGACGGCTGGTCCCTCCCTGAAGTCCCGAGGACCAAGTTCCTCCAGTACGAAAATCAATACCGCCCTTTCCGGTTTCTGTCGCTATCACGAAAATATTGTTGGCTGCCGTGGCCCCAGCACCAGAGGAATCCATGCCGACAATTGCCGCAGAGTATCCGGAGCGCGCAAAATAGATAAATGTGTTTTCCGTTGAGGATGCCGACGAACCGGCCGATGCTATGGCAACCTTCGGCGCATTTCCACCAATACTTGATTCGACACCAACTTGTAGCGCAGTCCTTGGACTCGTAGTACCGATACCAACCCTATTATTCACCGAATCGACGAACAGCGTATCCGTGTCAACGGCTAGGTTGCCGTTGGAGGCAATCGTAACGCGCTCCACTCCACCCGTAGCAAACCCAAGAGTGTCCGCGCCCGCCGGGTAGATACCCGTATTCAGGTCGTTATCGAACGAGTACGACGGCGCGCTTACGGTCCCGCCACCGTCAGCGAGAACCTGACCGTTCGGGATAAAGAGGTCGCCAGAAGTATTCCCGACCGTGAGGTTGCCACCGAAGATGGTGTTGTTCGCGACATCCAGGTCGTAGGTCCAGACCTTAGCCCACGCGGCACCGGACGCACCTAGCGCGTAGGTATTGTTCGCGCCGGGTTTCACGGGGCCGTAGAAAGTGGTCTCGCCGGTTGAGGCGATACGCATCCGTTCGGAGCCGCCTGTAGTAAACCCGAGAGTGTCCGCGGACACATAGTACATCCCGGTGTTGGCGTCGTTCAGGAACGAATATGTAGGATAAATAGCGCTTCCATCCGCTACAAGAGTTTGACCATACGGTGTAATACGCATCTTTTCCGTGGGAGCGGTAGAATCAGTTGTATAAAAACTGAACCCAATCCTCGTGGAGTCGCCGCTCCTATAGTGGCCAATTGCCGCATAGTAGTCGTTTCGGTCGCTTTCTATGGCGATGAGTGGAGTAGCTGTGTTATTGGTACCGACGTTAGACCTGACAGTTAGCCGTTGGGGTGGCGAAACTTCACCGATACCGACGTTGCCAGCATTGTCGATTACAAAATCTGCTGTCCCTGAACTGAGCGCACCGTTTGCGCCGTCTATGGCTGGGTCCGTAGTAGCATCCACACTTCTGATGATGGCGAACTTATTACCGCCTAGTGCGTTCGTGAGCGCGATCCTCCGTGCGGTCGAGGTTTTGTTTGTATTCGCGTTGAACAACTGGAAACCATAGGAACCGAATCTTGTGCCGCCGGGAGTACCGTCCTCAATGGAAAAGGCCCCCAGCCGTGTCACTTTGGTTTGGTTATTCCCGGTACCACCAAGGTTAGTGCTCCCGATAACCTCCAATTTTTCGGCCGGACTCGCAGTACCGATACCGACGTTGCCGTTGTGGTCAATTCTAACTTTTTCCGTATGACCCGTGGTCGTGTCTTCGGTTGTCCAAAAACTCAAATAAGCTCCAGTACTTGCTCCCGTCCAAGTATTTTTTGCGGCCGCTACTATTTGAGCCCCTGTAACGTGACCGGACCCCGTATCACCACCGAACGCAAGCACTGCTAGTGATTCTATGTTTGTTATTGATGCTTCTTCGCGAGTTATTTTTACTATTGGACTACCCGATTCATTGATATGCAACAAAGCACTCGGACTCGCAGTACCGATACCGACACGATTATTCGTCGCATCGACGAACAGCGTGTTCGTGTCAACGGTCAGGTTACCGCTGACTGTGAGGTTGCCAATCGTCCCGAGCGTGGTGATTGCAGTTGAGCCCGCCCAAGTGGAGAGTGCGGTGTTCTCGACATTGCCGAGGCCGACCTGAGACTTGGTTACTGAGTGCGGGTTGCTGGTGTTGTTAACATGACTGGTGAGTGCCGAGTTGAGCGCATAGGTGCCGTCGTTCTGAAAGATGCCCACCGGAACATCTGAAAACAGCACGGTCGAGGCCGTACCCGTGAGCCCGCCATCGCCAAAAACCATCGCGTCGGTAGAGATCGGGGTCGTGGTGTTATCCCACGCGGTCTGGAAAAAACCAGAGCCACCGCTTGCACCATTTACCGAGATCGTGTTGTAGGTCGGTCCCGATGTAACTGTGATTCCGGCCCCGCCTTGGACGTTCTTATACCCAAGGTCATCTAAAAAAATAGAAAGCGGGATCGTGCCTGCGCTCGAATTCCGCATTCCTGGTGCGCTGACATCATAGAACGCAAAGAAGTCGCCGCTGGCCGCCGTAGCTGAAGACAGCCCGCCAGCACTGAAGTCGAGCGAAACATCATTCGCATCGACCAAGATGCCCGCACCCTCACCGACATTGAGCGTGATTGCATCGGACCCGGTTGATGTCAGGCCGAGGCCAGCCGTGACTGAAGTGACGGTGCCCTTGTACGGCCAAGTGGAGACCTGCGCCTTCCGCAGTCCATTGTTCGGGGTCGCGTCCGCGTCCGCAAGCAGAATCCAGTCGCCCGAGGCAACCGATACGGCATCCGTCGCGTCGGTGATGAGATTCGACGCATCGTAGTCAATGGAAATCGTGCGCGACGTTCCTGAGCCCGTGACAGCGATTCCAGTGCCCGCGCTGATCGTATTGATGAGCGAAGTGTTCTGAAAAACAGTGATGGGCACTTGGTTAAACGCGATCTTGCTTTGAACACCAGAATCAATAAACACCAACTCGTCCGTAACGACCGGCGTGCCTCCCGTACCGAGTTCGGTAAGATCGACGGCAATAATCGGCACCGTAGCGGTTCCCGTGACGTCAATCAGCGCGCCTGCTGTGATTGAGGTAACGGCCTCGCCGGGCGTCAGGTATGTATTGTCATCCAGAAACACGCTGACCGGAATCGTGTCGAGGATAACCGCCTCGACCGCACCAGTAAGACCGCCATCCGCGACGATGATCGCATCCGAGCCCGTCACGGTGATCGGCGTATTCGGGGCGGAAGTGATGACGTTGGACGATCCCGCAGAATACTTAACTGCAACCGTGCGCGACGTACCTGAACCCGTTACATCGATTCCTGATCCCGCCGTAATCGTCTCGAGAAGCGAGGTATTCTGAAACACCGAGATCGGGATACCCGAGGCGATGTCGGTGAAGTGCCCGCCGCCGTCTGGCGAATAAAAGACCAGCTTGTCACTGCCAGCGAAGTCGCGGTCGGAAAGCTCATTGAACGCAAGCGAGATTGTGCGCGACGCCGTCAGATCGCCGCCACCGTCGAGGCCGGAGTCCGTTGAGATTGAGACGGCCGCGTGGTCGATGTGACGGTTCGCTTCGTAATTGAGCAAGGCGTTGTGGTTGATGTCGCCTTCATATTGCGTCACCGCACCGGACGGGACATCCGAAGACGAAATGCCAAGGCCCTTGAGTGTGTTAACGACCGTAATCTGCGTCTTCCCACTACTGACGGCGGGCAGAAGCCAGACGGTAAAATCCGTGCCCATGATGTCGTGGCACTGGACAATACGGCCCCGCATTCCTGCCCGGCCACGAAGCGACCGCGAATTGAGTGGGTCGTAGCCGACGAAGACGTCTTGATCGAGCGCGATAGGGTCGCCTGGCTCCAGATGCGGATGCGGTACAGCGGCGCGCAGACGCATTTGAATACAGCCGGTCGCGAACAGCGCGATCATTCGGTCACCAATGCGGTCGGCCAGAGCCGCCGTGTCGATCCATTGCGCGATCGAATCGTCGAGCATTTGCTTGCCGAGCGTGCCGCGCAGTCCGAAGTTGTCGAGCACCGTCGTAGGCGCACTTGTCTCGCGTTCGCCCGCGTACTCGCCGTCGGCCCATCCATACGGCACGCCGAACTGCGTGATGCGGCGTTCAAAGCCCGCCGTCACGGCTGTCACCTCTACCTCGTCGCGCTCAAATGCGACGAGCGGCGCCTCGATGAACGTCGGGTCGGTCGCATCGACAATGCGCTGGACCTTGAACCGACCCTGCGAGGAAATAAGCGCCGATCCATCAAGGAACGTCAGCTCGCGCAGAACGTCGATGGCTTCGATGCTTTTGTCGATGGTCTTGGCGACGGTGGTGGTATTGTCCTGGATACCGGCACCGCGATAGCGAGTCGCTAGACCAACGTGCGTGTTCAGTACGCTGTTGTAGGTCGCCTGAAGCGTTGTGCCATCGAAGACGATGGGGCTCCGCGCGTTCCCGCTCTCGGGCGGAATCGTAGCGAGGGCATACTGGAGCGACGACACGCAATCAACGGCAATCCCGGTCGCGCTCGGGCTATAGCCAGCGACGATATAGTCGTCGATGTGAAGCCAATCCTGCCGCGCTAGATCGGGATGGCCGACCCAAATCCGAAACTCGGTCTTATTCAGCGCCGAACTGGCGAACAGTTCTTCTGCCCAAGAGCGATAATCGCGCACACCGTCACGAGCAAGAAATACCTTGAGTTGGGGAATCTCCGACTGGCTGGTCACCGGGTCGATAGCATAGGCAGTCTCGCCAAAATCAACCAAGCCGTCGAGAACCTCGCGCTCCACCTCAATGAGCCCGACGCGGAAAAGACGCGGGGTGTGACGGCCACCCGTGGAGGCGTCCAGCTCAACCTTGACGTCATACGCCTGCAACCGAGAAACACCACTCAGGTCTGCGCCGTTGTTGGCGTAAATGTCGCCAGCAACTACAGCCGGGTTGGCCGAATTATCTTGCCCGATGACGTCGCCGTCGTAAAAGCGAACCCAGGCGGCGGAATTATTGTCGTAAAGATACCCGCGCACCTCCGAATCATTCGGCGTCGCGTATTGGAGCGTCAACTGAAGGTCGGTATCGGCGCCCGGCGTCTGGCCTAGGTCGAAATCGTTGCCGTCGCCCGTCCACTGAATCGTCGCATCGCTAAACGTGCCGTTATTCGTGATAGAGCAGACCGGGACGCCCGATTGTGCGGTGCTGATTGTGTACTGGAGCGGCGCGGTTGCGAATTCATCATCCAGCACGGTCAAGGTGCGACGGCTGATGACGTGCCCGTTGGATGTGACCTGTGAGGCATTTGCGTCACATCGCCACGCGACATTCCCTGCGTCGGAGCCGTCAGCCTTGATCGCCCATATCATGAGAACCGTGGCCGGTTTGGCATAGTAGTCGATGACGGTGCCACGTTCGATGATGGGCGCGCGAGGGCCAACAACCGGGCCGCGACCGTTTAGCCCAAATGAAAACGAGACATTGCCAGCGGCGCCGTTCTCATCCGCGTCGACAATATCAGCCGCAAGCTGGCGAAGATTCCAAACCTGCTCGCCGCCTTCGTCCGTGATATTGACCAGTTGGAAAATGGCCGCGTAGAAGCGTGCAACCTCTACCGGCGAGCCGCCATCTCGTCGCGGATCCAGGTAGGCGGTGGCCCCGAGTATTTCGTCTTCCGGTGCCGTCGTGGCCTCACTCCACTCGATCAGCGCAACATTCAGCGGGGATGAAAGCGGGGCCGTGAGCGCAGTAATGTCCGCGCCCGCATTTTGTGTCGTGTTTTCAAGGATTGTCGTTAGACCCGAGCCCTGTAGTTGTACCCATTCAACCGTAGGGGTAAGGCCCGTGAGCGAATCGGCAGTCAGCCAATCGCTATAATGATCGCGAATGTCGGTCGCGGCTGTCGTGAGGGTTTCGAGAATCGGGCGCGCCTTGGTCGGTACGCCCTCCAGGTATTGCCGGAGCGCATCGGTAACGCCGTGTCTCACAGTGCCCTCATCTGCGCCATGGTTTTGAGTCCCCTTGCGATTTTGACGTCCGACATTGCCACAACTGAGTGATGGGTTGTGCCCGACGAACCCCGCGATCCGATGTATAGACGCTCTGCGGCCCATGCCGCCGGAATCGTCGCCGTCGTGCTAGATGCCGCGCCCACATCAATAGCGCCGCTATTGATTGACTGGGAAATCTGGACGTTGCCGTTGGCGTCCAATGTCGCAAGCAATTCGACGAGATCGTTAAAATTGGGCGTGGTAAGGTTGTTGCCGTTGGCGCTATTAACCGTAGTGCCATTATCAAACGTGACCGAATACTTCGCGACCGATGTGTCACGGGAAACAATTAGGCGAGGGTCGGCCGTCGCCGTCGCTGATCCAATATGAATGAGCGTTTTATTGCTTGCCGTGATTGAACCGCGTTCGTCGAAACGAAGATAGACCGTCATTTCCTGCGGCGGATGGGGGAACGGCGCATAGAAAACGTCCTTCTGATGCGTGGCTCCCTCATCGACCACGGACAGCAGAGGCACCTTATCATCAAAAACCATTAGCCGGTAAATATCAAACGACCCCGTTTGCCCATTGTTGGCGGCGGGAAAGATGCGTAGCTCGTTCGTGTTGCCCGTCGCAACGGCCTCGGTATAGGCTTGAATCTGATAGTATCCACTCCCGAGTGTCCGCACACCGATGAGGGTCCCAACCTGCGCGCTGACCGATGGGCCGGACGCGCCCCAGCTTTGAATGCGGAGGTGAATGCGATCCGTGGCGGCTGTCGTGTCGTACAGTTGGAAATCCTGCGACCCATTGGGCGCGGAGTTTTTGGCCACAATCCAACTCACGCTCACCGTGCTAGTTGTCGGATTGATTGTCCGATAGATATAGGTCGAAGAACCGCCCGATGTTGTCGCTACCGTGTACGCGGTCGTCCCTTCGGCGGGATCCGCAACGCTTCCCGTCACGGTAATGGTGCCGCTCGTAGTCCAGGCCGAAAGATCGTCTTCCGTGTTCAGGTTGGTACGTTCGCCCTCAATGAGCAGAAACGGCTCCCGAATATTGTCCGAGTCGGTGTCGTGCCACATCAAGGACGGCACATTAGCGTCGGTGTTTCGTAGATTGCCGTCTCGGCCATAGGACCGCGCGGTGCCCGAGCGTGTGTGCGTCTCGGCGCTTGCGTCCTCGTCTGCCGTCGTCTGCCACACGAGAGTACCGTGACGCGCTAGGCAGTTGCCGCCAGCAAAGAAAAGCAGGTCGCTCATTAGACGCGCACGGGTTGGAGTTCGGAAAGTGAGATGGTCAGATCGCGTCCGGTGCGGTTGGTATACGGAGCGCCAAACGAGGTCGGCGGTGCGTACCCAAGCCAACTGTTCTCGCCATAATTGCTATCGGCAACGTACCAAAGCGGCGAACCGCTCCAGAACTGCAACATCGAACGCCTAGCCGTCTCCCATTCTGCGTCATTCTTGACCATGATTCGCAGATCCGCCGAGCGGCCAGTATCAGAAAACGGCCCCGGCATTCCCAGCCGAATATCCTGCCGGTCCAGGTATCGCGCTTCATCGTCCCACGGTAGCGGCACAATGGTCGGACTGTAAGAGCGGCCGAGCCAGAGCCCGCCGATGGTTGGCTTTACGCCTGCGCCCATTGCGCCAATCGTGACGCGCCAAAATTTCCCGGCGGTCAGATTGAACGGCAAAAGAATGGCGCCTTCTTGAGTTTTTACGGGATGGCCCGACCGCAAACCGTTGGCGCGATAGACAGAACTGGGCACCGTGAAGCTGGTATCGTCGGAGGTCGTGTAAGCCGCCTCCTGCGATGACGAGACCGTGATAGTCGCACCGCTGAGACCAGAGTTGCGATCAATAACGAGCATATTAGCCGAACGCACGCGGTCACAAGCCACGTCAATATGTACCTCGGTATTCGAAGACAATGGCGTCCAATAATCGCGAGCGTGACGTCGGGCATTCGCGATGCGGAAAACCTCGTAGCCCGTAACCGCGCCACCGCTGGCCGTAACCGTATGCGACGGGTATTGCCGGGTATTGTAGAGGTTATCAGTCAGGAGATAAGTACTCATGCGACCCTAGCCACGCGGCGATAGGTGACCGCCCGGTTCTGCTCGACCGTGATGTCAGAAACAAGCTGAGACATGGCGGGACCGTAGAGATTGACCACGACGGGCGAGGCGGATGGCATGGCCCCACTGAATTCGGCCATCGGTGCGGCCCCAGCCTTCGGAAAGAGCCCCAACTTATCAAACAATCCCAGCCCACGGCTTGCGCCGCTAATGAAATTGGTGACGGGCGAAAGGAACGAGAACATTCCGGCTATACCGGCAATGCCTCCAAGGATGCCCCGAAATGTGCTCAACTGTTGTCGCAGACTAATCTGCTCCTTGAGTGCGCCGTTGAGCATTTCTTGGTGCGAAATCTCTCTAAAGACTTCTTCGGTATAAGCCTGAATGGCGTTTTTCTGTCCATGCACCGCTGACGTCAGATCTGGCAAAAAATTGCGGCGCTCCTCTTCGGCTCGCGCAATGATCGCAGATGCGGTTCCATAGTCGTTGAGTGCGCCCGTCAGCGGATTGATCGCCTCCTCAAGTTTTGTGACTTCCTCGCCACCTTGGCGGAATCCTTCGAAGAATTCGCCAATGCTAGTTTTTAGGATTTCGATTTCCTCGTCTAACTCGAGACCAAAGCCAAGGATATTGATGGGTTCTGCCGGTCGTCGTAGTCGTTGCATTGCCTCATCGACTTTGTCCACTGCCACTACAAAACCTTCCAAATAAATGGGGTCCGCTTGACTGTTAAGATATGCAAACCCCGAAGCCACTTTCTCCGTCTCAATGCCCGAGACAGTCGTACTCAACGCAAGCATTGAATTTGTATAATCAATTAAGGCGGCACGCCCATTTCCACTTATCAAATTAGTGAACGTGCTGACGCCTCCTTCCAGGTATTCAAATAGACTTCTAACCCGCACACTTTCGTCGCCTTGTTGTGCAAGTGCGTCTTTGAGATCGACGAGACTCGTTTTCAACCTTGCAAAAGCCATCCCGCTCGAATCAACGGAGACACTCATGGCATCAGCGGCTACGCGCGCCTGCCGCATTGCTTCGTTGGTAAAAGCCTGCGCCTTCTCTTGATCCGTCAATTCCTTGACCGATTTGTTCAAAGAGATCGCATAGGCAAGATTGGCTTGCTCGATGTCAACCATGATTCCCAGGTTGTCGAGAATCAATTTCGATTGACGGCTGATACCTATATTCAGCGAGTTCAATGCGAAAGCCGCGTCCAACCCCAACGCCCGGCCCAGTTTTTGAGCCACTGCCGCCATATCGGCAAACTGCGAAATATTCTTAGCCGACCCAAGCGTCAGGGAGATATTGGCCTGCGTCATCAAGTCATAGCTTGAGACCATGCCATTAGTCGCTTCGCGCAGACGTTGGAGTGCTACATCTTGGTCACCCACTCGCGCAGTGAATGCGGTGGAGACGTCGTTTACTTGTAGGCCGCGCGTTGCGATTTGATCGAGGGCCTGGGCAACTTGTTTCGCTGTGTCGTAGTAAGCGAGGCCCGTCAAAGCCAAACTTTTGACGGTCTGTCCGGTAATATTACCAAGCCTGCGCTGGCCCTGCTCTGCTTCATTCTGAGCCTGCTGTAATCCGACACTGAAGTTGCGCTTATCCAGTGACAGAATGACGGCAAGCTGGGCGATGGTCGCCATTACTTACGGCCCCGATGCCGCGCGACGAGTTGTGCGTCCATTTCCGCCTCTTGCCGTTGTTCGTGTTCGATCTTGTAGACCAGCGCCCACTCGGAGAATTCGCGGTGGCTCATGCGCTCTTCCAGCTCCCCGACCGTCATCTTGAGGTCCCGCGCGAGCCTAAACCGAAACGCGCGCTCGGGGTGGGTCCTCAGTTTTTTTCCAGTTCGTCGACTTCTGCGGCCGTCATTGCGGCCAACTCAATCGCCGCGTTGACCAAATCTTCCGTCAAATGACTCGGAATGTTGCCGACATCATCGTCGGCCTTGAACAAGGGCTTGCCATTCAGGTAGCACGTTGCGCGAAGAATGGCGGCTCTGAAGCCTTGTCCATTCATTGCGGCCTCTTGTAGCTCGTCCTTCCCGCGAGTGGTGAGGCCGCGCACCGTCACGACCTCACCACCTACGGAAATTTCGCGCTCAGGGACCGACGCCTTGAATAGGAAATCCCTTGCGCTACTCATTAACCCTCAGCCCGCACGAAGCCCGTTTCGGCCGCAAGGGCGAAATCCACCGAGCAAATCGCCTTGTCACCGACTTCACCCGAGAACCGCTCGTAGTTCTCAATGTTCATGGTGGCGGTGAAGCTGGGGTTCGTGGCGCTCACGGTATCGCCATTCGGAATGATAACGACCACAAATCCGTCCGCATCGGACAATAGCCCCGAAATGGTGTCATCGACGCCGTTAGCACCATAATCCTGCCAGAACTGCGCGGTCACGGAACCAGTCTGGAGCCCCGCCTCAAAAAAGCGCCAGTTATCACCGTGCGCGGTGGCTTCCTGCTGTTCAACGCCCTCGGTGAACGTGAGACCGCGAAGGGACGACGACAGATTCACGCCGTTTACGGTGATATGGATGTTTTTGTAGATCATGTCTGTTCCTCAACAATGAAGGGGATGGAAATGTTGACTTGCAACCAGTGGGTATCTCCTTCAATCGCCGTCGGGCCACTGGCCGCATAGCAGGTAACACTTCCCGAGGCAAAACGGGTGAACAAGTCGCGCACGGTATCGGCGTATGCGTTGAGGACGCCATATCCGAGACCCGGCCGTGCAAAGAGTTGCACGACGAGGACTCCGACAACTGTATTGATGCCCGTCGATCCGTGCGTTTCCATCACGGACTCGCCCCACACAACCGTCGGACGCATCCAAGAGTCGTCGGGGTCAAAATCAATACCGGGCCAAGCTACGTTATCGGCCGAGGTCCATCCCGCGTCAATTTCGGTGACGTTGTTCGCTATACGCGAAAAAAGCACCCCTTCGGCGGTCTGCATGGCGCTAGCCATTGGTCAGCCTGCCACCAATGCGCTGGACCCAATCTCTCAGTTCAGCAATCGTCACAGAAACCATGCCGGTCGGCGCTTGCTGGCTGTAACCTTGCTCCAGTCGCTCGATGTACGGCAAGCCGTTGGAAATGTGGAGAGTCTGCCCTTGCCCGAGCCGAAACCCGTTCATGATGGATTTACCGCGCGCCCGCGTGGATGCCCCCGACTTATCCACACTATCAGACGTGGAAAAATCCGGTCTATTGATTGAGGTGTTCCAATTCCCCTTGGCCCGGCCAGTATCCACGGGCGTCCGGTTGGTCACTCGGCCGAGAATTTCCATGCCGATAGCCCGGCCCACCTTGTCCATCTTATCACTGACGACCTTACTGCCGTTTTTGGTAATATCTTTGGCGCTCATCGGCGTACCTGTAGCGTCCAGGTAGCCACGTCATCGCCGGAATATGTGGCAGACGTGGATACGATCTGGTATGCGCTCCCGTCAATCGTGATGCGATCCTTTACCGTCGGCTCGGTAACGCCAAGAGCGGGCACGAGGACCATCAGATCGCCCTGCTTAATGAGTTCGCCCCGCTCGCTGATCTCGTAGCTATCAATGACAACCGATACCGTCGCGGTTGACGTCGTTTGCGAGAGCGATTGCGTGGCTGGGTCAAACGCGCCAGCCGACGTGTATGTGATAGTCGCCTCAGTCCCGAAGGTCGAGGCGAGCGTTTTAGCAAGAGACCGGAATGGTGAGTCTAGGACAGCCATTAGTAGGAGGTCCCCATCCGCACCGTATTTGATGCAGTCTCAAGAACGGGCCGGAGAAGCCGTCGCACGTTTGCCGGAAGTTGGCCCGCCTTGAATGACGGATCCCGCGACATATCCAGCGACCCGACTTTGGCCGTGTCGAACTGCTCAAGCCCGGTGTCCAAAAGCGGCACCGTGCCTGAGTCGTCATCCGTAAGATACTGAAGGGCAAGCTCACAAGTCGCCTGCCGCACGATTACGGGAATCGCGTCTTCCGCGAATTCCTCGCCGTCGTCATCCGTTGCCCAAAAGCGCGGCCACTTGAGCGCCTGGCCCTCGGTGACTTTTGTTCCTTGGTATTTCTCTTGATCTAGGCGGCGCGTCGCCTGAATCAGAGCGCGCGCCTTATCGTCTGCGTCCTCGCCAGTCCAAGCTGAGGAGCCGATTCTTTCGTCGAAATATGTATCCGCGTCCGCCACCGTGATGTACGAGTTGGACGTCGTGCCCTGAACTGTTGCAATGAGTGTCGGCATGGTGGCTCCGTATGGGGGGTGAGGGCCGAAGCCCCCACCCCCGCGTTACGAAAAACCCTTAGCGGGTCTTCAGGATAGCGCCGGGCAGGAGCTTGTTGCTCGCCACCACGGTGTCCCAGTTCGTCGCCGTAGCAAGCGCGCCGTCGGTCGGGTTGGCACCGCCGTTCGCGGTATCCCACTGACAGCCACGGAGCGAGACGGTGTACGCGCCCTCGCCCTGCATACGGTAAACGAGGTTTTCAAGGCCGGTGACAAGCTCAGTCACGACCGTCGGCGGCTCGCTGACCTTGATGGTCGCCGCGTTCGAGAACAGAAGGAGCGAGCTATAGGCATCGATGCCAGCCGACACGCCATCAACCTCGACCAGCGAGGCGGAGTCGGTCACCAGCACCGGACGGCCGAGCGTCGCGGGCGTACCCTCCATGATGGACAGCCCGTTCGCGCGATACACGGCGTCGGTGATCTGATCCTTCAGGAGGTCGTAGTAGACCTTCGAGTGCATCACGATGCACGCAATGTTCTGCGCCGCATCGCCCTGCTTCGCCATCGCATCGACCAGACCCTCGGTCGTGATGGTCGCGGCAGTGTCGTCCTCCTCAAGCGCGGCCACGCTGTCCAGCTTGGCCTCAAGCGACATGAGAGCGGCCTCCAGCATCGCCTGCGGAATAGCCTTGCCGATCTGCTGACCGACAACGAACGACAGCATTTCCTGGTCCTGACCGATCTTGCGCCACGCATCGAGCGTATTGGCGACCGGGCCGACCTTGTAGTTGCGCTTCACGCCGATGAAATCATCGGACGTCGGCGCAAGATCCGTCGCGGCAGAGACCGAGGTCGTGTCCCGACGGGTCACGAGCGACGGGACGAGATCCATGAACGACTCCTGGAAGTAGTCGCCGCGATGGAAAGAGTCGATAAGCCGAATGGCACCGCCGGACGCGGTGTTAAAGCCCTCGACGAACTGCTGGATGGTCTCGACGAATCCGCCGTGAACCTGCTCCTGGTAAATCTTGAAGTCTGATGCCTTACCGATAGCCATTGTGAGTGAACCTCATGGTTTCACCCGGTCGGCAACGCCTTGTATGCATCAAGTCCGTGATCGGCGATGAATTTAGCGTGCGCGGCCGGGTTGGTTTTTGAATTGCCCAGATCCGCCTTAGTGCGGACCTGCCCGGCGCGACCCGCGCCACCACGACTGACGGCTCCACCGCCAGACGCAAGAGAGGGCTGGAAGCCCCAGTCCCAGTCCTCGCCCGCCGCCTTCATCTGCGAAACGAGAGTCGGGATGTCCGTGGGCTCACCATCAAGCCCGGTTGCAACCGCCCTGAAGTTGCCATCCTCAGCAACGACAGAGACGCGCTTCATAACATGGGGGAGCATGGCGGTTACTCGCGCCCCCGCATCCGCCAGAGCCGCCGTAGCCGCGCCCTCGCCGATGTGATGCTCATGTTGCTTGGCAAGCTCCGCGTATCGCTGTGCCACGGCTTCACGTTCCCGCTTTTCTGCTTCGAGAAGTTTTGAATGCCGCACCTCAAGATCGGTCTTGAGTCTGTCCCAGTCACCGGCCGCCCTGGCTTCCTTCTCATGCACCGCATCGCGGAGCTTGCGGAGTTCTTCCAGTTCGGCACGGTCGAAATCGTCCGGCACAGTCTCCAACCTTTCCCGTAGGCGCTGATTCTTACCTCTGAGGTCTTCGTTGACACGCTTCAGAGCCGTGTCGTCGTAACCCTCCACGCGGAGACGGAAAACGTCACCGTTCGCCTCGTAGTGTTCGTGCAGATCCTCCGGCACTTCTGCCAGATCATTGACCACCGCCTGCAAAGCCATCAAATCGCCTCCCGCGAAGTTCCGGCCCGGAACATGATGGATCGGTCATGCCGAAAATCATTGCGGCCCCAGCCTCGCGGTATAGGACTTCCCTTACCGACGATAAAAAAGCCGCCAGTCGCGCGCGGCGATTTCATTGGCGGCTATCTCATACGGGTGGTTTTCGTAGCCATAAATGATGAGGTAGCGTGAATACCACCCGTTGCGTGGCTGGAGGTAGTGCTGATATTCGTGGACGATTGTCGAGATCGCATCTCGCATCGTCCGACATTGTGCCAAGTTGAGCGAAATTTCCTCGGTCGAATCCTCAAACTCACCCATCACCGACGCCGTGCGGTCATGGTAGATCACGAGGTCCGGCAATGTCTCGGCGTAGCTACTCAAACCATAATGCGCGCAAATATCCGCGAACGCCTGGTGCAGTTCGTGAAATCTGTCGTAACTCAGCCGCATTGGCCGCTGGCCATATGCCACACCAAACTGAGCGCCACGCGCGGCGGCACCTTGAGGCCCGAGCGGAGCTTTACCTGATCTGCATACACGGCCACGGTCTTTGCGCTGATGCCCAGCACTTTTCCACACGCCGCGTAGGTCATGCCCTCGCCGCCGACCAGTTTGATGACTTGGCGTTGGCGGAGCGTGAACTCAGTCATCCTCGTCATCCTCCAATTCCTCTAGGAGTAGCTGGAGCAACTGGTAAGCATCGTCTGGCTTGAAGATTCGCGTGCGCCACAACCTCCGCTCCAACTCGCCCGCCATGTCCCACGCTACAATCTGAGGCGCACCGGCACGAATCAGCCCGGCGTGATAACTGCCGACGATATTGGCAATGTCTAGCGCCCGCGCCTGCATCTGCTCGTTCCAATGAATGTCGCCCGGCTCCCTCATTGTTGCGTCACAATTTCGGCAACGACGTGGCCGCGCGTGCATCGCCAGATCAAACCCTTTCCGGTCAGGAACGGCAAAGCAACCGCGTTGCAATTCGGTTCGCGGCACACCTCAGTTTTCATATCGGCAAATCCTCGATGCGGACAATTGAATTATCCTTTGCGATCATGTCGCGAAAGGTAATCTTGCCGCGTCGGAATAGATCCGCGCGGGTCGCGCCGATGATGTCATTTTGCTCGCTGGGTCCGAGCTTACGAAACCAGTCCTCGTAAGTCTGGCTCGCCGGTACGGGGCCACCAGCCGACGCGCGGGTCGCTGGCGGTGGTGGTTCAAGGCCGAGCCCCTTCCAATCGACGACGGGGATTAGCTGGCTCCGGCAGTTGAAGTGCAACGGCGGACGTTGAATGCCTGGATCGTCGAGACTCCAGACCGTGCCATCCCACCGCGCGCAGATCGGCGTGGTTCGTGAGTCGAGCGTCGCGGAGAACTGTACGCCTTCCAGCACATCGGCGTTTTCACGATAAACCTCCTCGTGCGCGACGTTGCTGATGTGATTGATCGCCGTGCGTGCGATGCCCTCCGCCTGGGCCGTGGCCACTCGCAATACGCCGCCGACGAAGCGCCCGCCGCCGATAGGGCGACCACGGACACGTCTCACGATGTCTCCCAGTGTTTCAGATTGTGCCATGCCGATTTGGATTTGCTGACGCACCGCATTGATGGTTGAGGTGCGGTGCCGCGTAACCCAGTCAGTAAATAGCTCGCCGTGGAATGGGTCTTCCCGTAGGATTGTGCGGAAATATTGAACGCCGATACCGCGCTTCAAGGAAACAGCTACCTCACCGATGTTCTTTTGAAGCGAACTTGCGGCCCACGTCGCTTGTTGGGCGCCAATCTGCGCCACGCTGGTCTTCAACGCCGCGCTGAGTTCTGGATATTGGGTATCGGCCACCGCTGAAATCTCGTCAAGCAACTTCTGCGTGCGCGCTCGACGATAACGTGCGGCCGACACAGCGGTCGGGTCCGCTCGCGCTATTTCCGCGACAATGGCGTCGATCAACCCACGCACCCGCCCGCGCATCTCTTTCGCTACGCCGTTCGACAACCGGCGAAGCGTGACGAGATTGCGGACGGCGTCTTCGATTGGGTCAGACATCAGCCGAGGAGGCGCGGTTCGGGCACCTCAAGATTTGCCAGCGCGACCTCGGCATCGAACTGATCGGTCAGGATCTCACCCCTCTGCATAATCGCCCACATCTCCGTAAGCGGCAGTCGGCCAGCTTCCACCTGCGCCAGTAGCGCGAGCAACATGGCGGGCTCAATCTCCTGGTTTCGGTAATCCTTATTAACCGAGAGATACATCTGCTCCTCGCCGATGTAATCTGCGTGAATTGCCAGAGCCTCGTTGAGCGCGTCCTCGATCTGGCCCGCCATGACGGCCAGCATGGAGTCGCTGTCGGCTTTGTCGATAGCTTTGGCCTGCGCCGTTTCGGCGGCCCTGGATTCGCGGACAAGCATCTGGAGCCCCAGAGCGGCCATGCGGCCCTCAATATCGCGTAGCTCTTGAGCTGATGCCGCAAGCGAATTGCCGGACGCTTCCAGCAGTGTGGCCGATGCGCCGGAATCCTCAAGGAACAGCGCCCGGTTGGCTCCCCACTCGATTCCGCTCAGGCTTGCGCCGGAGATCACCGGCATGGGCGAGCCTGCAAACTTCAACGCGAAACGGTGATCGGAACGGACTTGGTAGTGGTCGACGTTCTCATAAGCCAAGTCCATCAACGGCGGCACGGACTCAAAAGCGCCCGTCCGGTTCGCATACACCGGCACGACGGGAATGTACCCAAGCGACGTCTGGCCCTCGTCGACCAGCATCCACTGACCTTTCTTCTTATCGCTGACGAATTCGTATTCCGCGAAAGCGCCTGGAGTCAGCACGCGAATCGTGTCGATGTACGAGGTTCCGAACGCGCCATCGGCCACGGCTCGCGCCGCGCGATACACGAACATCGTCAGCACGGGCCGTCCGTCCATGATCTCGTAACGCCAATTGATCGCGTCCGACTTTGGGATGCTGACCCAATAGGGCCGCAGTCCCCGGATGCGCTCCTCGGCACGCGACGCCGGAGCGTTCTCGCCGCTGACGCGAGGGTACTCGACCAGAATCCACGAATGCCCATCCACGAGGGCGTCGAGCGCGCTGTCCCGTGCAAAGCTGGCAAGCGAACGCCCGGCTAGGTCAATATTCTGCGCGTGATCCCACAGTGCCTCGGATACGCCATCCTCGAAGACCGGGTCCTTGCGGAAGATCATTCCCGCGAGGCCATGCACCGTCCTCTGCATTGCGGGAAACAGCGTCGCGCGGTTCAGGCGTGCGTCATATTCGTCGTCTTGTTCGGTCGGTCCTTGCGGCAGATACTCGCGGGCGGCGGACCGCATGGTCTTGGTGCCGCCGTAGACATCGCGCACGAACGAGACGTCCGGCATCTGCGCCGTGTACGACGCGGACATGAAATCGGGACTGTCGGGGTCATTCGCCGCGCCGCCAAAGTCGTAATACCTGGCGCTCTCGGTTTTGATGATTGCGTCCTTGAGACGCGAGGAGATTGGCATTTCAGATTATCCTGAAGTGAGTGGTGGAGACGTTACGGTTTACCAGCGCGTTGAATTCTTCCCACAGCAGGTAACCGAGTGCGTCGGTGATGTGGTCGAGTCCGAGGCCCTTGTCGATTTGACTCGTGCCGTCCTTGTAGGTCTGGCCCTCTAGAGCGCGGATTAGCGTTTGCGCGCGAGGGTGAATTTTCATGCGCGTGCGGCCCTCAGCATTCAGTAGGAGCGCCTGCACGTTGTTTACGCGGTCGACGATAAGCGGGGCCTGGCTTGGCGCTTTTACGACGAAGCCCGCCCGCTTTAGGATTGTGAAATCGGTCTGCCCAACCGGCGCGGAGGTTTTCCTAGCCTTACCCGATGGGTCCGGGCAGACGATGATGCGGCGGTTCGGATATCGGCGCAGAAGCTCGGCCGCGACTTCCTCGGTGTTCGAGCTAGCGATCTCCAAGGCGTCGAGGACGTGGCATTCGTCACCGACACGCACCGCGATGACCGTCGACATCGGGTTCACGTTGAAGTCCTGGCCGACCAGAATCTCGCCGCCAGTATCCGCCACATTTCCGTCGACGTGGAGCTGGCGGTCGAAGTTGGAATAGACCCGGCCCTGTAGCGTCTCAAAAGCCGCCTCGTATTCCTGCCGGAAGATGCGCGGGTCAAGATCACTACGAGCGGCGTCGATTTCCTCCGGTGGTACGATGCCAGCCTGAGCGGTGGTGAACTGCCACGAGCGCCAGTCAGGGTCGTCGCCCTGGCCTCGCACGAAGACGTCATATGCCCAGTTGAATCCGGCGGGCGTCGATGTGAATAACGCGCGCCCTCGTCGGTCGGCCAAAGCGGGCCGAAGGACGTCCCATGCATACGGGTCGATCCATGCGAACTCGTCGAGCGCGACGAAGTCGAGCCCTGGACCGCGTAGCCGGTCTGGATCGTCTGCGCCCTTGAGGGCGATCGTGGAACCGTTCACGAATTGCATTTCGAGTTGCGATTCATTGGGCGAACGCGCGAGGTGCGCGTCGGCGACCATGCTCTTGAGCGTCGTCCAAGCAATATCCCTCGCCATGCGATAGGTCGGCGCAACGTACCAACAGCGCCGCTCCGGTGCCTCGCTGGCGGTCAGGTAGAGTTCCAAGCACGTCCCGAAGGTTTTGCCCGAACGTCGCCCAGCGATCACGCATCGGAAACGCGCGGGGTCGCCAAAGATGTCCGCCTGGAGCGGCCGGAGCGCAAATTCCAACTTCACAGTTCGCGGCGCACAACAATGCTCGGGATTCCCTGATGTTCAATCTGCCGAGAATCGCTCCATCCCATGTTTTTCAACGCGAAGATCGCCCCGGTAGCCTTTGCGCCGGTCTGGAGCTGGCGTTCGTAGCCATTTTCCACATGGAGACGCGCCCTTTTTACAATGTGAGAAAACCCCTCGCGCTTCTCGTAGTCGTAAAACGAACGCCGATCAGCGAAACCAAGCGCCAACGCCAAACCCGTGACCGTCGGGAATTCCTTTCGGTCACGCACTTCGGCGAAGTACGCCTCTGCCTTCTCCTCGAATTCTTCCGGTGTCGCAATGATCGGCGGTCGTCCGTTCTCCACGATCTCTCCGCGTTGAAATGGTGGCGATATAAACGTCGCGATATAACGTCAAGAGGTCAAAAAAAACGCCCCCCGCTTTGGGAGACGTTTCTTTTATGGGTTAGGCCATTGCCCGGATTGGCCCAACTTTTTTCAGCTAACCCCTTAACAAGCAACTTCTCGACTTTCGTGTGCCACCTGCCGGAGTGCGATTTCGGCCTCGCTTGTAATCGTCATCGCGTCGCGCTCTCGCTTCGAGATCGTCATGGGGTGGACCCCCAACCGCGCGGCCAATTCCTTCTGGGTGAGACCGGCCCGCTCGCGTTGTTGCCGGTATTCATTCCCCAACATGATTTGCTTTCTCCTTTTTCATCATTTCGACGGCCCCGTAGGCGGCGGCAGAAATCTTTGCCAAATAAAGACGGGTTTCCCTATTGAACTTCGGAAACTCAGTAACAACACGCGCAAACATGGTCGTCGTCCACTCGGTCAGAGGAATTCTATCTTTCAGATCGTGACACGATTGGCAACATGGCACGGTCTCAGTGCCCCCAAACTGCTTAGGTATGGGGAAGTGATCGCCATGGGAATCCTTGGAAGTGGAAAACACACAGTCGCAGTAAAAACAATCCAAATACACTTTTCCCTTGCTTGCACGACGGGTTTCTCTGCGACTTATCATCCGGCCCTCACCAACTGAAAGAACACCATCGCGACCGCCGCCCACGCGGTCACCATCACCAGCCGCGCAATCGTCCGGTCACTCATCTCCTGCCTCCTCGTAGCTATTGAGGAACTCCATTGCATTCTGTAGCGTTTCCATCGTGGTGGTATCCCATTCCTCGCGGCCCGTTTCCCTCATCAACTTCGCCAGACGGCGCGCCAGAACTTCAATCCAAAGCATCGCGTCTGCTTCCCATGGTGAGCGGCTCATGCGTTCTCTTCTTCGAGTTGCATTCCACAGAACTCCATGACGTTGCGGCCGGAGCGCCAGTAGAAAATCGCGTGCGGCGTAGGGTAATCTTGGACTTTGGACCACGAAGCCCATTCTTGCGCTGTCTCAATGTCTAACCAGAAATAGTCGCTGGATTCTTCGCCCGGCAACTGGTCCTCCGCGACGAGCCCCGCGTGGTAGGTGTTTTGCGCGAATACCCAAGCGCCGTTCTCACCGTGCATTTCAATATTGCCGCTCATACTCACCCGTCTCCTTTGATCCAGTCGGTTTGCGCGTCGATATATTGGCGGATGATCGTGACTCGCTCTTGGTAAGTGGCCTCCATCCATTCTTCGTCCATGCCACTGAAGTACATTCCTGCGAATCCTCCGCAATCATGCCGGTCTTGCGGGTCAAGCGCGTCTTGGATGTCAAAAAGGTGCCCATGGAAATCCGGCGCATCGAAATCCGTCTTTGCCATCGCTTCGATTGAGTTGTTCACGCTTCACCTCGTTCAGCGATGATCTGAGAATGCGCCTTTGCCATCATCTCCAGTGCCGTTTGCATTGATTCACGCGGGGTACCACCATCGCGCAAATGAATCCTCCAGCAGAGTTCGGAGAACATTTCAAACGTCACCGGGTCCGCGTCTTGCTGGCTGATCTGGCTGGCGGGTGCGTTGTTCATTTTGTGTCTCCTTGGTGGTGGTTGATGCCTAAGTATAACGCTTACCCTTGGGGCACGCAAGGGAATAGTTAGTGATTTTTGAGAAACCGATCGGGACACGCCCGGACATGGTGGAACACGCTCTGAACTACGCGCTCCTGCACTGCTCACAGGTTCGCTTCGGAACGTCTTTCATCTCACTACCTCCACTTCGACGACTTCCCAGACCGTCGCCGCCCTACCGCTACTGGTTTCCCGGCGCTTGCCAGAATCGACGACCAAACCCAACATCACCAGCTCACGTCGTCGCGCGGACACGGTCTGATGCCGCCATCCGGTTGCGGCCTCCAGCTCGTCGTCAGTTGATGGAAAATCGACAAGCCAGTCGTAAATGACTCGACGCTTGGTGCCGACATTAGGGAGCATCGAAACGGCCGCGTCTCGACTCGTGTCGGAATCCGCGACGTGCCCTGGCAGGCCGCCATATGGTTGCGCGTCAAACATGGGAAGCCCGCCGATTTCATTGAGTCTCTCGCTCATACTGTCCCCTTTTCGGATTTGATCGCATATCTGTTCCAATTGGGCCGCGTCTTCCACCAGCACTCCAAAGAGCAAAATCTACGGCGGCTCCAACGTCCCCACGGAGTCGTTGAGGGTTTCGCGTAATAATCCTCGCAGACCTCACATTTTTTCGTGTAATGCTCAATTGATAACTGCGGTCTGGCGCTCACCTGTTCCATCCTTGGCTGATACGGTGAAATTCCGCCATCTGACTTTGGCATTGCTCGAAGTGGAACTCGTAGCGGCTGGCCATGTGCGCGTAATCGTCTGCGCGCATCTTCTCGCTTGCAAACATCAGGGTCATATACAAGGCGATGAGCGCCCACGCATACCGCTTCATGTTCTCCGTCATTCGACCCCCGTTGTTGTCGAATATGCACGAGACGGTCCGAATCGGGCCGACCTCCATCCCCTTCGGTGGCACTCGGACGAACAAACGATGCGATCCCGCCACGATGCGCTTCTCATTCCCTCTGGCCTGCGAAACTCAGCTCCGCAGTTCTTGCATATCTTCACATCTGGAATCTCCGCTACACGCTTATTTTTTGCCACCCGGCGACCCTCCTTTCGTCGTTGTGATTGCCGCGATAAAACTCCTCAACTGCAACATCAAACAGCACCCGCTTCGCCTTGCCGTCGCCCTGGTCGTAGAGAGTTGATGTGTTGTGCAAAGCTCGGAGTCCGATGGGTTGGCCGGGCTTCAACCAGCCAGCCACTTCAGTCGCGCGGCGCTCGACCATTGAGGCGAGTCCCCGAATGGCCGCGTTGATGGCGTCGGGGTTCCGGCCAGTGCCAAGCCATGCGACCAAGATGCTGTTGTTGCGAGATTTCTCGGCGTTATTTAGTACGCGGCGTCCCAAAACCTCGTTCGCGACCTCAAGCAATTCGTTTTTCGTGAAACTACCCCCGATAGTATTTGTGATTTCTGTGTTTTCTTGTGTTTGTTTTTGTCTCGGAGGTGTCTCAGAAGTGTCTCGCTTTGCGTCTCGCGGCGTGTCTCTTTCCTCGGTGTGGAAAACCGCGTAAGTATCATATTTCACAATGCGATAGACTGTGCCGTCGAGTGTCTCGCGCACCGTCTCGATTTGTGTCCTCGCTTTGAGGTCATTTACGAAACGCTCTACGCGCGCAAGCGACCAATGCCAGCGCCTCGCGAGATACCGTAAACTGGCGATGAACTCGCCGCGCTGGAGTACGATGTCGCGACGCTGGTAGGTCTGGTGAGTCGCGTGGGCGCAGAGGTCAAGCCAAGCGTGGAGCCTTGAGGCGGGATCGCGTTTCGATGGAGCGAGATGATGGTCTGGGTCGAAGATTTTCCGCCATGCGGGGATATAACCTTTCATCGAATCTCAACCTTGCACATTCGCAGGACTGCTCTGGCGGTTGCCAATGAGACCATGACAGCTTCAGCCGTGTCGCGAATCGACTTGCCACTCTCGTAAGCGGTGACAATGTCGTAAAGCATCTCGCTGTTCATCTTATAACTGCGACGCCTGGACCAGACGATCGCGCAGTTCGGGTGACAAGTGGCTGAATGCCTTTCGCGGCTGAAGCGATTGCCGCAAACAATGCACCGCCAGAGCGGCGCCTTGGTCAAAGCGTATTCAGCGATTTCATGCCATAGCTGAATGTCGGCGCGCGTCGAGCTGGCGCAATTCCCCGCATAAGTGGGAGTGGCCGTACTGATAACGTCGTCAAATGTCGGGTACTTGGTTTTCCCGTATCGCCTCGCCGCCTTTTCCGCTATGCGGCGATGCTCGTCACTTAGCACGGCGACGCTTCCCGCGTTCACCAGATGCGACCAAGATGTATAGGAGAACCGGGCCCAAAATCATGCCCGCCATGAGACCAAAGCCGAGACCAGCGAAGAAAAGCATCATCGGATCTCCTCAATCTCAAGTTCGAGTTCGGTGAGTTTTTCGTCTGCGGAGTGCAGACAGGACACCAGGGCCGCGTCATAACGCGCGACGGCTTCGCGCAACCGGGCCACGTACACGATGCCGACGAGCGCGGCGATTAGCAAGGTCGCGCGGACCAGCGACTTGGCTAAAAGATTCAGGTCGATCATCGCGCCACCGCCTTGGTCTTGAGCCACGCCAGCAGTTCCGCGCGCTCAAAGCGCAAAACGTGCCCCACGCGAATCGCGGGGATCTCTCCATCCTTCACGCGGCGCGTCAACGTGGCCCTGGAAATGCCAAGCCACTTCTGCACCTCCGCGCTTGTCATCATTTCTGGCAGATCAGTCATCTCGTCGCCCTCGACGGTGGTAAATGTCTTCGATAATTTCTTCGTCTGTCTTGCCCACGAAGCCCGTGCCGAGACAAGTCTCGCAGGGCATTTGTCCGTCTTGGCATCGCGGGCACCCGTCGCCGTCGCAATCGTAGCACGGCGTCGTTCGCATTCCGAGACAGTCGCCGCACGTTTTGGCGAGTCGGTCAAGCATCGACCGGCGCACTTGAGAATAGATCATGGGTCGTTTCTACTGCGGCGCCGAGATTCTTAACTGCTTGACGGTAATACGATTCCTTTAGTTCTACGCCTATAAATCGGCGCCCCATTTCTACGGCGACATATCCTTCTGAGCCGATGCCCGCGAATGGCGAAAGAACGATGTCGTTCTTGTTGGTCCACAGCCTGACCGCGCGCCGAATTACGTCAAGTTGCAGTGGGCAAATGTGGCGTTCATCATCATGTTCGCGCGCACTACGATATTGCAACGTATCTGATGGGTTGATGTCCATCCATATCGGTGATGCGTAATTCTGCCACAGGCTGACGGGAAAACTGTCGTTGGTATTCGTGACGGGGGCAGGGTTGTCTCCCGGCTTTCGCATCGTGACTAAGTAGTCCGCAATGCCCTGCCTGCTCATGCACGCATCCTTCTTGAGTTGCTTATGCAATAGGCCAAGCGCCTTCGTGCGTTGCATGGCCGTAACCGGATCCTTCCAGATGCACACCTCGGAGTGATAGACAAAGCCCGCATTTTCAAACATACGAATAAGAGAACCGCGAAAGTCGCGAATGCCGATCACGCCATCCCGCGCCTTAGATGTAGGCAAGTTCATGCAATGGAACGACAAGAGACGTCCCGGCATGAGCACTCGATACAGTTCGCTTACCAAAAACCCGAAATGCTCCGCGAACTGCTCCGATGTCGCGGAATTGCCCATGTCGCGATCGGTAGCCGAATACGTGTATAAGCTCTCAAACGGCGGGGAAAATACCGAATAATGAACCGACGCCGATTGCATACCACCCACCACATCAACGCAGTCTCCGAGATGCATGGTCCACGGTCCTGCGCCCGTGCTGTCTGTAACGTATTCAGTCGTTACCCGGTGCGCGCCGCGTACCTCCTCGCGTGATAGGTCGCGCATATGCGTAGTCATCTCCTGCACCATTTGCGTAGCATCATGTTCCTTGCGTCGAATGTTCGCCACAACGGCCCCCTCGGTTTCTGCTGTGAAAATGTGAACGCGCACATCGCGGTCCTGGCCGAACCGCCAGCACCGACGCACGGCCTGGTAGTACTGTTCCCACGAATCGGACAGCCCGACGAATGCCACGTTTCGGCAGTGTTGCCAATTCATGCCGTGCCCGGCGATGGATGGCTTGGTAATTAGCACCCGGTACTTCCCGTCGGAGAATCCGAGTAGCGCGTCCTCCTTGTATTCGGGATCATCCGAGCCGCGGACTTCAACAGCGCCGGGAATCATGCGTGCAAGCGCCGACGACTCGTCATTGAGGTTGCACCACACCACCCATTCCTCTGGGGATTCATTGACGTATGCAGCACACTCTGCCGCGCGTTCTTCGATGGTAGACCGACGCGCCGCCAAACGCTCCTGAAGCGTCTGCGCCTCTACCGGAAACAGGAAGCCGTCAGGAGCCGTTTCTGTCCTGATGACGTGATCATGATACGCGATCGGCGGGAGCGTGAATCCACCGTCATCGTATCCGAGGTCTGCCGGATTGCGGAGCATGACCGCCCACGAACAGAGCCACCGCCAGAAATCCGACTGCGCGTGCCCCTTGAGCCGCCAGTTCTGCGTAGAGCCCCCGTCGTGAACGAAAAACATAGATAACATTTCGGTCATGCTCATGACTCCGAGGAATTCTGAATGGTTGCCCATTTCAGTGAAGTCGTTCGGAGCTGGAGTTGCGGTACACGCTAACCGAAACGGCGTATTAGCAAAAGAATCGATGATCCTCGACCGATACTTGCCGTCCTTGTGTTTGATAATGGACGATTCATCAAGCACGACGCCATGCCATGCAGATGGCTCAAAATGCTCAAGCATTTCGTAATTGGTGATATATATGCCATCGCCCCTTGGTTGTTCGCGCACGTATTGAACCTCAATCCCGAATTTCTCGGCCTCCCTTACAGTCTGATGCGAGACAGCCAACGGTGCCAAAATGAGCACCCGTCCAGGTACATAATGCGCCCAAACCAACTGCATCGCCGTCTTTCCCATGCCGCAATCTGCGAATACGGCGGCTCGCCCTCGCCGCAAAGCCCACCGCACAATATCACGCTGGAAATCGTAAAGTTTATCATTTAGCGGCCCATCAACTACCAAGCCCGTAGGCACATCCCGTACAGCCTTTCCTTCTAAAAATGCGCTATACATTTCACTTCGTTCGCCACGGTTCATGCGTGATTTCCTTCAAAATGAATTGTTTGACAGCTAATAGTCTCGGATCTTTTTCATCACAAAATGCCGTTTTCCCATAGCCACTCTTTCGCGTCGGCAATGGACCTCATCACTTGATAGTCAACGCCGTTGGCGAAACAGCACGCGCGGAACGCAGTCTGCGACTCGCGGAGCTTGCCCTTCGGAGTTTTGACTTCGATCCAAAGCGCCATGCCGTGCCCCATGACCCATAGGTCGGGGATACCCGGCGTCATGCGGGTGCCGCCTGGATCTCTGCGGTAGCCCTGCTCAGTAGAGAACACATGAAACCCGACGAGACGAAACAAGCCCTGAATGTCGCGGGAGATTTCGCGTTCAGTCATCAAAACCCCAACGGTTGAGGGTCTTCGTGAAACCACGCTTCGTACAGGTCCGCCTTCGCCCTCAGATCGACGTCATACCTCGCCGCAAAGGTCTTCGCACCCATCTGATGCAGGGCCGTGTGGCAGTGGCGACAAAGGGGCACAAGATCCTTTGAGGTGCCGCCAGCTCCGCGACTGCGGACGTGGTGCGGGTCGGACGGCGCGGCCGCGTGGCAAGCGATGCACGGCAACTGGCGGATGTACTCCGCCTTGTTACCGAACTGCTTTTCGTATCGCTGACGCCGTTTCAAAACGGAATCTCGTCGGAGGCTTCGAAATCATCGACGGCCCGCTCTGCGCCTTCGGCCTTGCCGCCCAGCAACTCCACCGACGAGGCGATAATGTTGGTGTACACGCGATCCTGACTTTTTTGATACTCGATGCGCCCTTCCACCGCGATACGAGAGCCTTTCTTCACATATTTCTGAATGATTTCCGCCGTCTTGCCGAACGCGGCGACGTTGTGCCAGTCCGGCCCGTCCTCCTTGCGGAAGCGGCTGGTCGCGAGACTGAAGTTGACGACGGGAGCCCCGCTGTGCGTGACGCGGTTCTCCGGTTCCTTGCCGACGTTACCGATGAGAATGACCTTGTTCATCATGTGTCCTTTGTTGGTTGGTTACTGGTTAGAACTGCGAAAATACTTCAGGGCGCGCGTTAGCCGGACGAAATCGCGGTCTTTGATCGCCGCTTGAGCCGCGACCATGACATTGTCTGGCGTTGGCTTGCTTTGATCTGCGAGGAACGCCTGGACCTCCGCGGCGAGGCGGTCAATCTCCTCCTCCGTGCGTGTGACTTTGGACATTTCCTCGCGCGACGGGCGCTTTCCGTTGCCTTGGTACCCCGCGTTGGCAAGCGCGCGACCGATGGCCGACGTCTCGCAGTTTTCGAGGAAGGAGGTCAGGTTCACGCCTCGCCCGTTTTTGCCGATCTCGCGCTCGTAGGCATGGCCGACAGCATGAGGAGTGCCGACCTCTGCATCACGGTAGAGTTCGCATCGCATCACGACGTGCGCGGGCGTCGCGTCCATGTCGATAGAGACGATACTGGTGACGACGCGGCCGTCTGGATGGTCAGCGAGCCAGAGCGGGAGCCGATCTTTCACTTCGACGTAGTTCTCTAACATTACCAGCGAGCCTCCCACCAAGGGTTGTCTTTCGTGAACTCAAACTCGTCCCACGGCTCCGGCGTCGGGTCGCCGACCTCGTCAAGCCAGTCTGTCGCATCGTCCTGCAAGGGCTTGCCTTGGCGTTCATGCGCGATGAGCCGCTCCAGCAAAGCATCACCGCGAAGGTCACCTCCCAGTTCCGCGAGACGTGCGGCCATCGCGCGAGCAAGCGGGGAGGCGTCCAACTCAAACTTCCACGCTTCGCGCCACTCGTCGGGTTCGCCGTCAGGGGGCACGCCCTTTACTTGGCAGAACTCCTTCGCCTTGTCTGGATAGTATTTCATGGCGAGATTTGGCCTCCTGCGTGTCTCCACGCGGTTTTGAGCCCCGGCCTCGCGAACCCCCACGGCGCGACGAGGTCGGGGTTCTTTTATTTTGACAACTCGTCCCGCAGACGCCGGACGCGGTCACGAGCGGCACGGTGTCGATCTCGCGCGGCGCGCTCACGGCGCGACTTTTCGCCGTCATCGGGTCGGCGAATTTCAGCCAGGAGCGTGCGCCAGGCGTAGCGTTCGGCGCGCTCGGCTTCGTGAAGTTCGCGGTGGGTTGCCATGCGTCAAAAGATAGCGCATGACGCAGGGATATCAACCGTGCAACATTTCCCCGCGAAAGATGGCCGTCCCGTCGAAGATATTGACGCGCTCGACGGCATAGCGGTCGAAGCTATCGGTCGCAGTGATCACCGCGAAGCCTTGATCCCAATTCGGAAAAGAGGTGTAGTCGTCACGGATTTTGCAGAGACATCCGAGCCCCCACCAGCCGTGGACACCATTATAGTCGCGACGGCCGAAGAATCCCGTGCGGTGGGTATGCCCCGAAAGCCCGCCCTTGCCGTAATGTTCGTATTCGGCCTTTTCCGATTGGCCGGAATGCTTGCGCACGGCCTCGCCGTGGCAAAGAATTAGGCGGTCCTCAAAGAGGACGTGCTTGGGATACTCAATAATCTCCCAGCCGAGGGCGCCGATGCCGAGGAGCGAGGGCCAGGTCAGCGCATCGCGCACCGCGTCGAGCGTCAGGATTTCAGCGCCCCGGCGATCTTCCGCCAAGCTCCAGATCAGCTTTCGAAGCCGGGCTTCGTGATTGCCCTCAATCCAGATATGCCGGGCGTTGGGCGTCAGCGAATGTACTGTGCCAAAATGTTCAGCCGCCGCACGGATCTCCTCCGCGAGCGAAATGCGGTGAAAGGGGTCCTTCGGCCAGCGGGAGATGCTCTCGCAGTCGAGCGTGTCGCCGTGATCGACGACGACATCGGGCGCGACCATTTCCAGCACTTGATATAGAATGCGAAGCGCGCGCTCGTCGTGATAAGGAAAATGAATGTCCGAATAGTGGACCGAGACCCGATGGTTGCGCTTACGAGGCCTGGCCTTGGGCGGTGTGATCTTGAGCGTGATTGGGGTGGGCAGGTCCGTCGCGGCCCATTTTTTTCGCAGTTTGACGGCAACATAAAAACACGGCACAACGGCGGGCCGGTCGTTTATCTTCGTCGCCACGTCCCACTTGCGAAGCTGTACGCTGTCGGGAAGGGGTTCCCATATGTCAATGTCGACATCAGCTTGCGCCAGCAATTCGTCGACCGTTTTTATTGACGTCGAACCAAGGACCGTTAGGCGTAGCTCGTCGTCATCTTCTACGCGCTGAATCTCCTCGCTCGGCGGAGGTAGTTTATCGGCGAGCTGACGTCGGGAGTTGTCATTGCATCGGGGCGAACAGAACCGCGCGCCAATCCCCTCATAATATTCCCCGCACTCGTCGCAAAGCCGCCTATATTTCCGTGGCATTAATGTCTTCCAAGTTGGCCGCGTACCCGGCGATGTCCACGAGTGAATCGCGGTGGTCGGGCGTCTGCGCGAGGCGAGAGACCTTCTGCAAGATATTAAAGATGCAGACGTCGCGGGCGTCGAACTGCGCGACCCCGTAACGTCGCCGCAGATACGCCTCCATCATGGCCGCGGTTGCCGCATGGTTCACGCGCGGGTGACCGTAGGCTTCACGACGCGCGCCGCATACAAGCGCCTGAGCTTCGTTGAGAATCATCTAGCCAGTGTTCCGATAAGGTCGACGGCGGTGTAGATCAGCGCGCCAGTAATTACGAGATCGCCAACGATTGCAAACCGATCTTGCCGCACGTTTACTCCGTTACCGGCGCGCATAGACCAGCCAGGGCGCACAGTGAAGTCATAGGCCGTGAGGTCGCCGTCAGACGTGACCGCTGAGATGAAAAGCTTGTCTTTAGCCAACGGTGAATACCATGGAGCGGGGTCTAGCACGACCGACCGCACCAGGCTCCGCTCCTGACGTGCGACATATACCGTATCGGGCGGAAGACAGAACGCGGCGATCTCTGCGACCGCGCCGTCCGTAGCTGTGGCAATTTGCAAGGCGGGCACCTCGACCGTGCGGATCCGCTCAATGACAGTAACGACGGTGTCCGGTTCGCGCTCAAGGATGACCGTATCCGCGACGAATACCTCCTTGTAGCGCACGACCTCCTGCGGCGAGGCCAGCATCACCATTGCAAGGATGCCGACGGCGAGCCCCGCGCCGAAGGTCTTCAGAGCAACTCTAGGTGGGGCCAATCCATAAAGGTCTGGTCGGTGTGGTCGCCGTCGCCGTCCCAGTCAGCGCCCCAGCGCATCGCAATTCCTTGCGCGGCCGCAATGCCGGTGATGAACCCGCCAAGGCTGGCAAAGCCCGTGACGTCATTCCATCGGATATGCGGTGCTTCCGCATACCAAGGCGCGACGTCAACCGCGAGCGATGGCCGCTGGTTATGCTTGGAGTTTGGATATTGCACTTTGCTACGGCCCGTGGCGAAATGCTCGTTCTGCTCCGTCTCGTCGCGATAGCCGCAAATGATGGCGAAGTCCCGATACTTAATCGCTTCGGTTAGCACCTTCTGAAGGTCAGGGTGCAGTTCGGCGAGCTTGGCTAGAGAGCGAGCGCCAAAGGCGGGCATTATTTCTGCACCAGCTTTTCAGCGCCGGAAATGCCGAAACTGCCCAGCGTCAGCGTGACGAACGAACCGAACACAAAATTCGAGATTGCCAACTCAATTCCAAAGATGCCCGTGGCAATGTCAGCCAGCGCGAATAGACACATCACGACGAAAGAGAGATAGCCGACGACGGCCTTCTCGTCGACTTGGTTATCCTTTCGGAAGATTTCCCACGTCACGGCCCTTTCTCCATATGCGCGAGGCGCGTGTCCAATACAGCAACGTGCAAACCAAGCTGGACCTGCCCATCACGAAGCGTCTTCACATCGGCGCGGATCTCGCGCACATCTTCCTTCATGCCGTTGATCGCGACCTTCATCCCGACCACCGCCGTGCTAATCGAAACGAACCCGGTCAGCGCGACCTGGATGAGGATCTCCGTCATCGCACTACGCCTCAGTCACAATGCCCGTGGTGACGAGAAACAGCAGAGCGAAATCCTTGTCGACGGTCAGGTCGGTTGCGGTGAGTTCGCCAATGGAAAGAGGCGGCACCGAAATAGTGACGTCTTCGTTGAGAATTGCGGTCGCCTTTTCTTCGTCGGTGACCCGGCCCTGTTCGTCAATGAAGGGTTTAATCTTTTCGACCATCAGAGCGTGCGCTTCTTCGGCTTCCTTTACGATTTTTCCAATCGTCAGGGAAAGCTGGAGCGGGCGAGAGCCTTTGATCTCTTCAAAGCTCTTTCCTACGCTGGCAAGCTGGCCCGCCTTCATTGTGACGTCTCGCATAAGTCTCACGGCTTAGGTTAACGGACTAAAGAAAATATTAGGGAAGCGGGCCCGCGTCATGCCACGGCACGCCATAAGCCTCGACCGGATTCTTGAGCTGGTCGATCTGCGCGATCAGTGCCGCCTCAATGTCGTCTCGGTTGACCTGCTCCCAAACCCATCCGAGGACCACGTCTTCGGTGAGATCATCGTAGGCGATGAAGTCGTCGGACGTCGGATCGGGAGCGAAACCGCATCCGCCGTAGTTTGTCGCGCTGTGCCCGTCTTCGGTCCCGATGACGCGCCAGTACGCGGTTACGACGCCGCCGTTGGCGACCTGGCGGTTCATCTGCTCAATCTTCCAAACGATTTCCATTGTCAAATCTCCGTATCTGAACGCTTGCCTGCCTGACCACCAGAGCCGCGCTTCTTAGGCGGCACCACCGTTTCGACGCGCTTCTTCGTGCGCCAGAAAAGAAACCCGCCGACAGCGACTGCGAGAATGATGTAGAGCATTGTTTTTCCTTAGATGAGGTTACAAACAGCCGACACCGTGCCGGACATAGTTGACCACTGATCGGGTGAAACGTCGTTATACCGAAGACGGTACTTATAGTTAGAGCCACACGCGCGGCT